CAAAGGACTACCTAAGAATAGAAAAATGAATAATATTCAAGCTGCTAATGATGCATTACAAGCTCGAATTGATGATTTAACTGCAGTAAGAGCTAATAAAATCTCTAAAGTAACAAAAGACCAAATGGATTACAAAAAAGCTAATGAATTGCAGCCTACATTGTTGCAAATTCAATTCATTAGCACTAATGATAACAATGATCCGATTACAGTAGATGCATATGTTGGTATTAAATCCAAAATCTACTGTGTAGACTCTGCAGATATTGCTAATCATATTGTATCTAAACGTAGCTATAACTTTAGCTTATATAACTTAATCAAAGCCACTTCTGGTGAAATCGAATTCTGGAGAGATTTCGTATTCGCTATTAAGAAAGCTAAGATTGATGCTGTATCTAATACTAACCGTGGTTCTTCTTCTAAACTTTGGAAAGTATTAGAACGTCGGGCTTTAGCTTCTAAAATTAATCGTTTCATGTCTTTACGTAATGATGCTACAGCAATTACTACTTTAGTAGTATCCGCTTATGATGTAGAAATGCTTCGTAAGATGGAAGATATTGATATCTCTAATTCTCGTGTAGCTCGTAAATTGATGGATGACTATAACTTAGTAGGTATCGTTATCGTTGATGATTCTACTGAGTCTGCTAAATTTATCTTCGATACTGGTGATGATGAATATGAACCATATACATTCAAAACTTTGAAACGTGAAGATAAAATGGATTATAAACAAATGATTCAATTACTTGCTGGAGGTAGATAGAATGTCAAGATATATATTAAAAGAATTCATTGAAGCCAGCAAATTAATGGACCTTTCTGATAAAGAAACTTACGTTACAGTTGGTGTTGTTAATGAAGCTGAACAACGTGAAGTCCTTTTAGGCGTAACTAATAAACTATATGAAAAGATTGAAGCTAAAGTAACTGATGTAGACTTTGGTACAATTCCTCAATCTAGAGGTGATTTCCTTAAGATTGATAATATTGATATGGTAACTGATGCAGTTACTGATATGAAAAAAATTTACCAAGAATACAAACAACCTTTGACTTATATTAATACTATTACTGATGCAATCAATAACATCGTTGAATTGAAAAATGAATTCCAACGTTGCTTTGCATCTAATACTAGTCTAGGTATTGTATTATATAACTCTACTGCTATGGCAGTAATCAGTGGTGTATCTTTACTTATCGCCTCTACTATTGATTTCATTGTAGATCCTAAAACAAAATCTATTGAAGTATCTGTAGACCGTGTAGCAGTATCTAGAAGTAAAGAATTAGTTCAATTACAAACTCTAGCAGAATTCAATAATCTTTGTAAAGGTAATAAACTTAGAAAGGTATTGAATGATCTAATCAAAGTAAGTGCTAAGAACTTAGCTGGTACATCCGTTTTAGCAGTTATTGGTGTAAGTATTGGTCTTATCTTTACTATCGTTCCAATTCTTCGTGAATTGATCTATTACTTCTATTATTGTAGAGCAAGTGTAGCTGAGTACTTTGATACTCAAGTTTCAATGCTGTCTTTGAATGCTGCACGACTTGAGACAGCTGGTGACCCTAAAACAGCAAACGAACAACGTAAATATGTAGATCGTTTCCGTAAGATCTCAGACTTCCTCGCAGTTGATGCTAAAGAAGCCTCTAATAAAACTGATGACAATGTACGTCAAGATGAAAAAGAAAAATATAAAGTTGATGATGTAACTGAAAGTCTTCCAGACTCCGCTGCATCCTCATTATTCTAATGAAGGGAGCATAGAAAAGATGCATTTTTCTAGAAAACAAGTTAGAGAGTCTAATACCTTAAAGATGGTAAAACAAGCAGAGAAAGACACTCTTGAAAAACAATTAAACGAGTCTAAGACTATCATTCCAGAAATTAATAACGTAATGACTGAAAGTCATTTAGCTCGTTCTAAACGTTCTTTAAATATCCGTATGGAAGCTAAAGCAGCTATTAAAGAACACTTCTTAACTGAAGCAATTAAATATATTTATGACGAATGTACAATTCCAGATCTTCAAAAAGAATCTACTAAGATTATTCGTGATACGGTAATCCGTGGATTCATTAAAGAGAATGGTGTAGAATCTATCATTCGTACTTTTAATACTAAGTCTTTATTCTTAGCTGATATTGCTAAAGCAATCAAAGAAGCTACAGATGATGTAGTTAAAGCTAATGAAGATAAACTTAAAAACCCTGATACTAAAGTATCTGATGTTACAGTAGATCCTGAATATCAAGATTCCTTTATTGATAAGATGGCTCAACAAAAAGAAGAAATTGAAGATGTTGGTGCTTTAGTACAATCCCACGTTGCTAATAATGTAGAAGACTTCATTGCTTCTAACGTTGAAGATAAACAACAAATCAAAGATATCCTAGATGAAGTAAAAGAAAAAGTTGCTAATATTAAAGCATCTAATGCTGATGTAGCAGAGGACATCAAGGAGTCTATGATTTTAGGTGCTAAACGAAAAATCTATAGCGTAAAGAGTGCTAAGAAGAGCCTTCTAGAAGCTATGGTTAAACACTTAGCTAAACGTGTAATTTCTGAAAACCATACAGAATTCTTGACTGAATCTAAAACTATCAATACTGATAAGATTGTAGAAACAGCAGAATGTATGTTAACTATGTTAGTGCTTTCTGAAGCTCTAGGTTTTGACTTAGATGAACAAAAAGTTCGTGCAATGTATAAATAAAAAATAAAAAAAATAATGACTCCATCTAGTTTAACTAGATGGAGTCTATTCATTTAGTTTACTGATATTATATCACCTCCTATTGATGTGGATGTACTACATCCCAATGTACTCCAAACACGTCTTCATCGGACCATAATTGACCGCAGTCAACAGCTAAGTCTAGTTCCATTTCTTCGAATAACATATTCTCACCTCCTTTACTAATCTATGATTCACCTTAATAATATACAGTTATTATATCTTAGTTTTACAATAAGCCTACAAGGAACATAGTTTCTTGCGACTTAATCACCAAACACCTCCTCAGCAACCCGTAGTGCTATCAAGCACAATGCAAAAGCAGGGGATGACTCCCGCTCTTCTGCATCCCGCATATGTACACCTACCCGTGGAAATACGTATGGTAGTACCATCCGTAAATACCGCCGTGCCCCAGGCATACACCGCAGTGAGAAAACTAAACCACCTGTATCTATCATTAGGCATCAACCTCCTCTTCAATATTTCCACCAAACAAATCAATTAACAGTGCTGTCACTGCCACATCTGCGAGATGTGTTATAAATGCATCATTCACCTCCTCTTCTTCAGATTCTGCAGGAATCCACTCACCATCTCGTTGAATAAGCACTGCTGCCTGATCTAACACCTCTAATACTTCGGACTCGGATAAATATCCTAATACATCCGAAGTGATTGGTGTTGTATAGCAGCACCGTCCATCTTCTAAGATGGCAAGTTCAAATAATCCCTGCGATCCGCCAAAGGTCGTTGACCCACGAGTGACTGATACTTCTAAGCCATGGCGTGTAGCAAATATCCACTGCTGGCGTTCAGTGTGACAGAAGTTCGCAGGGCGAATTTCATATGACTCAAACATAGGGTGATCCATAAACGCTTGTACTTGTTGAAATTCCATAATATAACCTCCTTATAAAATAATAACTAAGCCGATGAAATCAATTAAATAATATATAGTCATATATATATACTATTACAAAAAAATAAATACCCCATAGGAGATTGACTCCTATGGGGGATCATTATATTATTTAGATTCTAGTTTAGCCATTAATGCATTATATTTTTCATTCAAGTCATTATACTTTTGAGTAAGATCTTGAACTTGTTTTTCTAATTCTACTTGTTTAGAAGCAGATAATTTTTTAGTACCTTGACCAAACTTAAAGTTTGCACCAGCACTAATCATATTATCAGAACCACCTAATGTAGTAGCAATGTTAAACATTGTATTTTCATTAGGACGATAGAATACGCCAATAGCAGTTGCACTAGAATTTTTATAATTACCAACACCAACAGAGAAACTCCATTTATCATTACGATCGAAATCTAATGGATGTAATCCTGCTAATGCTGCAGAAGCTGCACCTACTTTAGATACTTGAGAATCTGTATAGGATTTAGCTTGGTTAATGGATCCTTCAGATACATTTCTTAATTGTGCTACGTTAACTGCATCAGTATCTTGTGTACCGGCAGCTACAGATGTAATTTGGCGTGTAATATTATTAGCAGTATCACCTACAGATACAGCAGATGCAGTGGACTTCCAAGTGGAAGTTGTATTTCCAGATGCATTGTATCCGATTTGACCTTTAGCTGTAGATGCTACAGAATCAGAACCAATAGCTACACCACCATCAACTAATACATTAGTATTATGACCTACTGCAACTACATCTGAATTATTCATTACAGTTGTTGTATCAATACTACCTAAGATAACAGAATGATTACCAGTAATATTACGGTTGTTACCAACTACAATATCATTAGTACCATTAGTTAGAGTATTACCAACACCTGCCACGAAGTTATCAGTTGCTTCACTACCATTAGTACCAGTCACAGTATTATTAACACCAATGATGGATGTACGTAATACCCAATCAGCTTTGTTACCACCACCGATTGCCATTGTAGCACCACCACCATTATTAGTCTTAATAACATCACGTAGTTTACCAGCAAATTCAACTGCATCAGTTGTAGCTTTTGCAACGTTTCCTAAAGATGTAATGGAGTTAGTAATTTCATTACCGGCACCAAATACTAGAGAACCATTTGTATTAGCAGTACGGTTAGCAACACCACTAATAGTATTAGCTACACCTACAGAAGTTCTATCAGCAAACCAGCCACTTCCTACACCAGCTGCTGTCTTAGACTCAATACTATTCAAAGTACCAGTAATAGTAGAACCAAAGTTTTGTGAAGGTGTAGAGAATCTACCACCTGTATATGAGCTAGACATAATATTGAATGTACCTGTATTAGTAGTCAAAGCACCATTACTAAAGCTATTAGTACCAATAGTTGTACTATATGCATTTAAGTTTTGTGCACGAGTACCATTAGTATCAGTATTCATATTAACGTCACCAATTTTACCGATATAGTTATGATTACCAACCATAGTACTACCAGTACGAGCATATGTATTATTACCAATAGCAATGCCAGTACCAGCTCTATTTACATCTGTTGGAATACGTGCAGAAGAAAAATCATCACCGCTGTATGGTGTTTGATTGAAAGATAATGATGCTTCTACACCACCAGACATGTTTTCTACATGTGCATTATTACCAATAGCAATACTAGCATTTTGTCCTACATAGTTTTCTACTTTAGCAGATTTACCAATAGCAATATCTTTAGTATTGTTAGCTACAGATCCTGTACCATATGCAATACCATTACCAGTACCAGCTGTATTGTCTACAGCAAATCCAGTTGCACTTAGGGAACTTAAAATAATTGCTGTCATTAGAATTTTAGATGTTTTCATGATTTTGTCTCCTTATTAAATAAAAGTTATACCCATAGGAGTTGAACTCCTATGGGTAAGTATTATATGAATATTGTGTTTAGATCAAGCTTACGACCAAATTGTCTCCAATACGATAAACAGTATGGAAAAGGTCAATGTTATCCATTAAGAATTTATATTGTTGAGCCGTAAGGAATCCTAATAGAGTATCCTTATCACTTGTATAGTATGTGCGTAAATTAGATAAGAATACCTCATCATTGCTAAGATTACCTTGCTGCCAAACATATCTACCTTCTTCACAGAAGGAAAATCCTGGGAATACTTTAATATATTCGTTATCCCAATAAGATTGCATTAACATTTTTCTTTTGATATCATATACGATATCTAACTGTTTATGATTGTACATTTGATCACCTATACTAGATCTTCAGGATCATAGAAATCCTGAGTATCTTGTTTTTCTTCCTTCTCAGTTACAGGGATGTCTAATTCGACACCACGGGATTCCATGATTTCCTTAATTTTTTGATTATCCCCATATCCTTTTTCTAATAAGACATGAGTTAAATCATGTGGACCTTGATCTGTTAGGAAAGAGAAACCTTTATTAGGTTGCATAGTTCCATCAGATTGAACGACCCACTTACGTAATTCGAGCTTATAAGCTCTATCATTCCAGCTCATTTCTGAAATCTTGAGAACTGTATTACCACGTTCATCAAATACTTCATCAATACCTTCTGGATTAATGTTAAACTTAAACTCCATTATATCCTCCAAAAAATAATAGACTGGGGAAGTTAATCCCCAGCCATATTACAATTTAATTATTTTTGTGGACGGAATAATCCATCGGATACAACTTGACGGCTTACATATTTACGAAGCAATTTCTTAGTTGTATCAGGATGCAATTGTTTAATTTCCAATAAACGACCAGAGTAGCTATTAGTATTTACTGGAGCACCAGGGATTACTACATAGTCATATTGGTTACCATAAATGAAACCTAAGATAGATTCGATAGTAGCACCATAAACAACTAGGTTGCTATGAATACCATCGGATGCTAATGCGTAACTTACGCATTGGTTACGGAAATTGTCATGGTTTGCATTGTCTTTACCAAAGTCAATAACTGTATCTTTTAAGATATCAATTGCATCATTAGTAAGACGGAAACCCATTGCAGTTTCCGTAACAGTACCGTTTTTAACGGAAGAACGGATATCAGATGCACCATTATAACGTGCTACCATTTCCAATTCTTTAGTAGATGCATTTTCACCTACATTATCGAAACCAAAACGTTCAACAGCTTTCAAACGAGTATCGTGTTCGTTATCAGAGCCATTGTATTCAAATACTAATCCTATACCGATTTGTGGGCTATTTGTGAATACGATATCACGGCAACCTACATAATCAGCAAATACATTACCTAAGCGATTAGTGAGAAGTTCACATAATTCGCTTGTACTAATTGTCTTTGTTTTGTAATCGCTTTCAAAAACTTCAGGGGTAACTTTAAGCTCAATACGCTTTTTATCCCCTTTGTCATTTCCTTTTTCATCTCGACGAGTTTCACGGGAAGCACGTTGAAGTACTTCACTTAAAGATTGGAATCCGCTGTCGACTTTTGGAATTCCATTTACTAATTGATTAGACATAGCTAGTCCTCCTTTAAAATAAAAGAATTTATTCTACTGTTAGGATCATAGTAAATATTAATCACCTAACTTCACCATTATAATATATCAATATATCTAAATTTAAAAGACATGTAATCCAGGTAGATCATCCATACCAACATATTTAACTATAAAGGTACGATCATTTTTATCTTGGATAAAGAAGAAGTTACCTTTAGCCTTATATAATAAGATATCATGATAATATTCAACGATGGTATAATCTACTATACGATCTTGTACTATAGCTTCCAGAGCAAATAAGTCACCAGGTCGTAATTGAGCACCATCTTTAACTTCAAATAATACATTAATTACTCTGAAGTTATAATGGAACCAGTACATGAATAGAATATTTTGTAAAGCTATTTTAATAGCTTGGTCTATATTATCATATTCTAATCCACGACTGTCACAAATGGAAATAAGAGTATCACAGACCTTAGGGTCTAATTTGACAAATGATACAATATTCTTCAATGGATCATTTAGATATAGATCTACACTAAAAGCATAATCTTTATGAGCAATATCATACATCATTAGATCGTATGCTCGTTTATATTGTCTCATTGAATTGTCATTTTCAAATTCATCTTTACATAGAAACTTGCCAAACTTCTTATTATCCATAGGATTATCAATATTAAGTCGACTAGTATAGTAAGGATAATTCATTGCTTCATATGGGCAGTAGATACTAATACATAATTCTTTCTCCCCATTCTTTAAAGTACATACTTCAAAAAACATCTTACAATGTATTTCTAAAGGTATATACTCATCAGTTTTATACTTATCAATAAGTAACTTATCTCCTATCACAGGAGTAACTTTATAAAAGTCTTTGTCTTTACGAGATACTATTCGATACAATTCTGTTATTTGTCCGAATTGATCTTTCTTACAAAGCTTTTGACCGACATTATACATATCCAATTTATATTCACCTCCTTCGATCAAGATTATAATATATGAATGAATGATATTATAAGAGTCCTACTTATCTAGTAAGTAGGACTCATTATATTATAAAACTTTCATAGCTATTTTAGCATATTTACCTGCATGTTTAAGAGTTGGTGCTGTAATAACAAAGGAGTCATCACAGAACTCACTACGTTGATAGTAATTAGAGAAGTTAAATTGTTTATCATTCTTAAGTACTACCTTAAGATATTTATGGAAATCATTTAATACTCTAGCTCTAATCTTAACTAATTCTTTATCTTTCTTAGTACGATCTTGTTTAATTAGATCTTCACTAATCTTAAGATTTAGATAGTACATCTTAGCTAGTTCATATTTCATTCCTTCAATATTCTTAGCTCTATCATATTCCATAAGTAATCTATGAGATTCCATATAGATAGATTGATAACTCTTATTCTTTAAGAAGTTCTTAACGAATAGATTTCCTCTAGCATCAAACTCAAAGCCAATACTTTTTTCTTGTAATAACTTAGAAGTCATTCTTCTATGATATATAGTATTAGCTCTATTATATGCTTTAGTCATATTAACTGAATTGAATTCCATATAAGGATTCCAACCAAATTCTAATAAAGCTTGCTTTAATTCATCTGATTGAGTTCTAGCATATTCTAGACTTAAGTATCTTACATTAGACATCCAATCTAGAATAGTTTTCTTATCATAAGATCTACCTTCATATATTTTCTTATAGTCTCTTAACCATTCATCAGCTTTATCTTTCCATTTGCTAGGCATATCGCCAAATGTACTATTACGTTTGAATACTTCGATTTCATGTGGGATGTAGAATGGTATTGTATTAGGTAGATTTCTAATAGGTTGTACATCTTCCATAGCAGATTCAACTATAGGGAAGTAATAATAATCATCAAATCCATTACTAGTGAATACACTCTTTAGGAAGTTATACATAGTTTCATTATTACAACCAAATACTTCCATAAGACGCATATCAGATATACGAATTAAGGAGATATCCATAGATTGTACATCATGCCATTGTTTTTCTAATTCCTCTTCAGTATCACAAGGTAAGACTATAAAGATACCAGAATTTAATGACCAAGATTTAAGATATTCAGTCTCACGTTTCTTACCACGCAATTCAATACCATAATCTCTAGCTCTATCTAAATCAGATAATTGTAATCCAGATTCACTTAATGCTAAATCATCATAAGGAATTTCAGAGTTAAGATACTTAGAACGAAGTTCTTTGAATCGTTCTACATTAGATTTACCATAGATTTCAATAGACTTATCATCACTATGACGTTTCATCTCAGCAGATAAGTTATTATAATCATTCCAGTCATCCATTAATTGATCTTCAGAAGAATATTTATCATCAAGTACTTTATACATACCAGAATCATTAACTTCTTTTACCTTCTTATTATTGGTATCACTAGCATCATCATCCTCTTCTAGCATATCTTTAGTCTTAACAAAAGCCGGAGCCTCGATCTCTAGAATAGTTTTATAAGATTTGGTTCTTATCTTAGATTCTAAGTCTACTGCAAAGTATCCATTATTATCTTCCATAATCATGGTTCCTTCAGGGAATTCTTTTAGCTTAGACTTAGCTATATTTACATCTAGGATATCACATAATGGAAGAGATGTATCGTATAACTCAGATTCAATACTATATATAGCATTCATTAGAGTTAACTTATTATCTCTATCTAAATCGGATTCTGTAAAGTCATCATCATACTCTAATTGATCTTTAGATAGCATAACTTTACCAGTAATCTCTTCATATAAATTGATAGCATTCTCCCAAGTAACTCTATCTCGTTTATGCCTATAAGACTTATAGAATTTATCTTGTAAGAATGGTTCTTTATCTACTATTTCAGTTTCATCATTATCAGATTTAACTCTTAATTTAGTTGACTTTTTATCATCAACTACACCAAAGCCATCTTTTTCTCCACTGAATGAATGTCTATATGGCGTATATTGGACTAGCATATTACCATCCATAGTTCCTACAATACCACCTACAGCTCCAACACCCATGTGCTCTCTAGCAGTATATTCTTTTAAGTCAGATAGACGTCTAATGATATCATATTCTTGAGGTATATTATCATCTTCCTCAGACTTTTCTACATTATCTAGAGTGAAGAATCTATCATCATATACTGCAGATTCATTAATTCTAATAACCTTATTATCAGTATTAGGTTCATTAATCTCTTGATCTTTAAGTAATGCTAATACTTCCATGAGTTGGACAAACTTATTATCTACTAGTCTTAGATAATTATATTCCCCAAGCTTAATAAGTTCAGCTTCTTTACTAACTTGCTTAGCACGATATTCGTCCATTTGGCGATTGTTAGGATTATCTCCACCGTCCTTAACTTCGATGATCAAATTATAAGGAACGTAGTAAATATCCGTAATCCATTGTCTAGAATTACCGTATTGGTCAGTATAATCAATTACAGGACCAGGCATAATAATATCTTTAGAGTTGCAGTTAAGAACTTTATCCATAAACTCTATAGCTTTATGCTCATAAGACCCAGTATAAGTAAACTTAGTACCATCACTATATATATAGGTACCACTAATGCTACGATGAGCTAACATCTTAGCTTGATGAGCAGCATCATCTAATAGAGATACTTTACCATGTACTCTAATCATATTCTTTTTAAACTTAGCTCTTAATTCTTCCTTACATCTAGGATTAGAGCATACTCTATGATATTTACCAGTCTTTTCATTCCAGTCTGTTTTATTACCGCATACGATACATTTACCAGAACCTGGGTGAGTTTTATCATATAAGAATTGCTCGGCAGATATTTCACCGATAATATCTTCATGATCTTTTTCTATGTGTCTGATTAACTTGTCTTTGAAGTCTTTACGTCGGCATAACGGACAAGCTATTCTTCGTTCAGTTGCCATTGTATCCTCCTTATGAGTGTATATCAATTTAATGCTATGTTAAAAATAGCTATTTATGTATATTTTAAACCCTAGAACTAAGTAGTAATATATTAATATGAAAGGAGAGATTATCGTGGCGGATGATATTACTTTCATAACTGCAAAGACTAAAGAAGTCCCAACTCTATTAAAGGAATATTCTTTATCTACCGACAGTTATAAAACTCCACTCACATATAAGAATTTTAATGCATTTGGCACTCTAATTATGCGACTAATGCTTTTAGAGCCAGGTACAATAACTCATAGTCCAGAGATGGGCTTAGGTTTAATTAGTAAATATAGATATATGCAGTCTGATAGAGTTATTGAACTCAGTCAGGCTATCAAAGATCAAATAAAGGATTATCTTGATAATACTGTAGCAGTCGAAGTTAATATAGGTTTCTCTAAAAATGGAGAAAATATAATGATTATAGATATGACAGTTGACCAGTATCAATTTAGATATTTCTATGATCGAGATAAATTAACTTTAAAAATGTTGATGAATGATGAAATTTAGGAGGAACCATGTCTGAACAAGTAAAACTAGCAGACCTCATGAAAGAAAAAATGGAAGAAGAAAAAGCTTCCGAAACTCCAGTGGTAGAAGAAGCTACTCCTACTACTGAAGAAAAACCAGTTGAAGAAACTCAACCAACTACTCCTGTAGTACCTACATTTGATGAAGCAAATCTACAATCTGCTGATATTAGTGCTATCGTTCCTTCTGGTAAAACAGATGCAACTCAAGAAGCACGTGATGAATTGATAGATGAATTAGATAATGGTATTTCTAGTGCTATTGAACGTCGTTTCAAACCTGCATTGAAAGAAATTCATGATATGCGTCGTGAATATGAAGATCTTAAAGCTATGGGTGAAGAAAATCCTCAAGTAGTTTCCAAATATGATCCATCTTTAGATCTTAATCCTGAATTGACAGATAAAGATCGTGAAGCAATTCGTCGTGACGAAGAAGAACACGTTTTATCTGATGATGAAATCAAAGCTTCTACTAGTATTAATAATCTTCTTCCTGAAGATGATATTGAACGTGAATTCGAACAATATGAAAATGCTGCAGATGCTGTAAATAATGTAACTACAGCAGCAACCACTACTCCAGCTATTGATACTACACCGGTAGATGTATCTGATGCAATAGTTCCATCTGTAGAAGTTGCAGAATCTGATGAAGATGAATTATTCTATGATGATGAACTATTAGAAGATCTTGGTCTTGATGAAGATAAAGAAGAAGCTGAACGTATTAAAGAAGAAAAACAACAGCAACGTAATATGGAAGAGTTTGCTCGTGTACTTCGTCAACAATTAGACGAAGTAGGTGAACGTAAACCTGATATTAGTAAATTCCGTGTACGTAAACGTCCTGTAGCATTCACTAAAGTATTATCTAAACCAGTTGAAAAGAAATACTATGAATGGGGATTATTTGCCACTGGTGTATCTATCTCTATGACTCCATTATCTGCAATCGAAATGGATGAAATCAATCCATATACTGATTCTGCAAATGATATTGGTAAAGCTCGTACAGTATTCAGCACTCTATATAAACATCTAGCACCTGAATGTCGTACTATGGATATGGAAGCATGGTTGAAGTTATTGAACTATCAAGACTTGAATCATTTATTCTTTGCATTATATAATGCTAACTTCAGTACTTCTAATATCATTCCATTTAGCTGCCCTAAATGTAAACACTTCTATACCGAAAAACGACCTATCATTGATATGGTTAAATTTGAAACAGAAGCTGATAAAGAAACTTTCAATAAAACCATTGCTAAAGATCCTTCTTTCCCTCCAACATTCGAAGAAGAAATCTATGTAGCTAATGGTGATTATGCGTTTGGTATTGTAATTCCTAAAATTTACAACTCCATGTTTGAAGAACGTCTATTGAATGAAGGCTTCCGTGAAAAATACGCTGGTATCATCAATATCTCCCACTGTATCTCTACAGTATATGAAATTGATGAAGACAATGAAGAATTGATTCCTATTCAATTTAACACAGCTCCTAACGATATCGTTAAAACTTATAAATATCGTATCCAAGGTATTTATAAAATCTTGTCTAAGTTATCTGCATATGAATTTAAAGAACTTCAATCTCATATCGCTAAATACTTAGAAGAAAATAGTAAAGATATTAATATTTCTTATCAAGTACCTGCAGCTACATGTCCTAAATGCGGTGCAGAAATTGAAGCCATTCCTATGAATGCTCAAGAACTTGTTTTTACACGGCATCGGTTGATTCACATGCTCGACTAATGCAATTAGTTGATAATGTTTGTTACGAATATCGAGGTAGATTAAGTATTATAGAAGCATTGAATATGCCTATAGGGGATTTGATGCTTCTATATAAATTTATTAGAGATCGTAGAGAAGCTGCCGATGCAGCTGCTGAAAAAGAAAAACATAAAAAAGATGAAGAGCAAAAATATAAGTATATGCAAGCCGCATATAGAGGTCATCCACAAGCTGGATTAGTTCCACCTGACCAAGGTACTAAGACTGAGACACCTGCGATGACAAGGGAAGATATGGCACGCTTTGAAGATGCTCTTGAAGGAATGCTTTAATTAAAAGGGGATTTATATAAATGGATATCGTCGAATTTTTCTGCAAATTCGGCAATGGAGACTGCGAACAAACGAGAAAACAGATAGTAGATTACTTTGGCGAATCTAGTCTACTATACAGTATATTAAAAGGTCATGGATTATTACATTCAAAGATTGATCATGTTATCTATGAGAATCGTATTGAATTTATTATCTATACTACAGACTCTACATTATTTGACTCCTTAGTAGATGAATATAAGAATACCATTACAGTTAATAGTAATAATGGTCATCCTATAGTAGTAGATATTGTTAGAGATTTTGGTGATCCATGTAAAATTATTGTGACTATGCGATAATAAACACAATCGAGTTAGTGCAATAAATGCACTAACTCGTTTTTTGTTCCACATATAAATAATTCATAAGGAGGTACATATGGCATTATTAAAAGACCAAATTAGACAAGATAATCTCCAAGTATCTCTTCTTGATGTGGATGATTTTGTCAAGAAGAATAACTTAGTCGAAATAACTAATCCAGTTATATTTGATACATCTAGTAATCCAACTAATGATGGATTATTATCTAATACAATCTTTGGTATAACTAAAGAATCTAGAGCAAGTACATTTGCTTATATTAGTTTAAAGAAGAAATTCCTACAACCATTAATTTATAGAATCTGGGGTAAAGTAGATTCTAAGATTAAATCTGTTATTCATGGTATTGGAACTTACTCTATAGATAAATCAGGTAATATAATAGAAGATCCTAAAGGGGATAATGGTATTGATTTCTTAAGAAAGAATCTAGATAAGATTAAATTTAGAGAAACTGATTCCATTAAACGTGAAAGATATATTAAGTTCTTGAATGATAATAGAAAGAACTTCTTTACTGATAAACTTATTGTAATTCCACCATTCTTTAGAGATATTAAAGTAGATGGTGGTAAGATATCTGTAGGTGACATCAATAAACTATATATCAATGTAATGGTATCTGCATCAGCTATTGGTGATTCTGAAGACTATGGTTTCAGTATTAGTAAATCCGTTGAAGGTAGACTTCAAGAAGGACTAATTGAAATCTATAAATGGTTCGGTACTGGTACTGACAGTAATCCTAATGGTGGTTTGCCAGGTAAATTTGGTGTAATTAGACGTGCTAACTTATCTAAGACTACAGACTATGCAACCCGTCTAGTTATGTCTGCACCTAAATTGGATGTAGAGAATATGAGTGAGCTTAGAGCTGACTTTGATTACTCTGTATTACCTATGACATCTGCAGCTGCAAATTTTTTCCCATTTGTTATATTCCATATGAGAAGATTCTTTGAGAATGAATTCATTGGTAATACTAAATATCCAGTATTGGATAAAAAAGGAAATCTTATTTATGTTGAAGTAGAAGATTATCAATTACAATTCTCTGATGAAGTATTAAAGAAAGAATTAGATAGATTCATTCATGGATACTCTGATAGATTTAGAGCAATTGATTTAGTATGTAAAGTAAATGGAAAGCAAGTAGTTGCTGATATGAAATTTAAAGGTAATTTCTTTGATGAAATTACAGAAGATGAAAAGAAAGCTAGACCTATAACTTGGTGTGATGTAATCTATATAGCTTGCGAAGAAGCTATTAAAGATAGAATGATTCTTATTACACGGTATCCAATCGATACTTTCTATAATGAGTTTGCTACTAAGATTAGATTATCATCTACTATTGAAACTGAAAAGGTTACTATTAATGGAATAACCTATAATTATTATCCAAAAATAAGAAAAGAAGATATTGGAACTGATACCTCTAACAAATTTATCGATACTATGAATATCTGTAATGGGTATCTTGATAGCATCGATGGTGACTATGATGGTGATATGGTAACCATCAAGGGGGTATACACTGATGAAGCAAATGCTGAGCTTAAAAAGCAATTAGAGACTAATATTCACTTTATTAATCTAGGTGGTAACCCAGTTATTTCTACAGCAAAAGAAGCTATCCAAGCAATCTATGCTATGACATTAACTATGCCAGAAACTAAATTAGAGAAAGTTAAATTTTAATAAAAGAATTCCCCTATAGAGTTAAACTCTATAGGGGACATATCTTAGAATTTAATTACATTAGTATAGTTTACTTTATCTTTTTCAAATTTAGTAATACCAATAGATTCTAATGGGAAGTTTTTCAAGTTGTCATTAATTATATCATTATAGTCAACAAACTTTAATATCCATTTAGGAACTTCCGCATCAATTGGAATTGAGATACTAGTAATCTCACCTTTATAATCATTTTGATTTTCATCTAAGAACTTCTTAATCTTTTCATATAACTTTGGATCAGAATCCATTAGAGGTAATAAAGTACTATTATTGATTGTAACCTTAATGATATCAATTGCATTACGAATAGTTAAATCAATTGCTTCAGTACCTTCATCTCTTAATGCATTATAAACTAATGCACCTTTAATACCTTGGATACGCATTGGATTATCATAGTTAGCATATGATTTAATTTGAGCCGGTTTATAATATTCTTTCTCACCAGACTCAATAGATTTTCTAATATCATATTCTACACGAGCTAATGATTTCAATACATCCATTTGGTCTACTTCTTCTACATTAAGAATCTTCTTAAATAAAATATCTTTCAATGCATCACGAGTCTTAGCTTTCAATGTAGACTTATTGATTGGTAAACCTTTAACATCAAGCATCTTATTAGATGGAACTAGATTACCTTCTTGAAGTTCTTGTTTAGATGCATAGTTTTTCTTACCACCAGTTAATAAAGCTCTACCAAATAAGAATTCATTCTTCATGGCAATAAGACATTCTTTGAATTCTGATTTAGTATTATAATTCTCTGCAACTAAATCAAAGTGTTCACGTAATAGTCTACCAGCAATATATGATAAGATATTGATAATACTGAAACGCAATGGTTCTTTATTGCTAGATGTAGCTACATTAATCATCTTAGTTTCAATCTCACCAGTTCCAAAATTATAAACTCTATCTTCTTCCATCTCAGGTTCTACTTCAGGAAGATTCATAAGTTTAATACCAGATTTATCTATTGGTCCCAATACATCTCTAAGAACGAATGTATACCAACCATTAAAACATGGCATAGTTGAGTCAGTATCTGTAATGATACTAATATCACGTTTCATTGTAGCAGAACGATCAATCTTATCTACTACAATATATCTCATATAGCACCATTCTTTAAGAACTTCAAACATGTGGTCTAAGTTATCCTTAATGATTTGTGGTGGATGGTTAGGATCTACGAATGCTTCATCTAGTTTAGATAATGTCAATACAATATAATCTTTCATATATTTATTATCACAGAATTGTAAAGCATTATTCTTATAGAAGAGTTTATTCAAAGTCTCTTGAGATAAGTTAATCAATAAACTCCATACTATATTCATAGCTTTATTGATTGCTTCATCGTCAAAGTAATCTCTATCGAATGTATCCATAATCTTATAGAATACATCTTCAACTTCTACATCTTTATCTAATACTAAAGTAGACGGATAAATGGATTTCTCAGAATCTACACGATTAATAAATGTAATTGCTTCATCAATAGAATGAAACTTTACATTATTCGTAAAGAAGCTTTCGAAAAATGTAATAGCATGACTAATCAATGCACGACCAGTTCTAGTAATACCAGTTGCCACGTATAAATTATACAATGCACTACTGTAGTTACCAATTACACCATATAAGGCATTATTATCACGTTTAGCTAACATTTGAAGCATGTTATATTTATTAAACTTCTCTGTACCCTTCTCATATTTAAACATTTCTTTCTTAAACTTAGAACGGTTATCGGTAAATGAAGTTATCAATTTATACATTGGAGTTAGTTCTTTTGTATATTGTTTGAATAGACATCCATTAGCTACCATGATTGGAGTCTTTTCATATATGTAATTACTTATTCCAGCTACATCAGTTTCAGCTGTTTCTTCAGTATAGTTATTATGTAAAGTACATTCACATTTTATATATGCATTAGATAGAATGATATCTAATGCTGTATCAACTTCACCCTCAGTTAGGGTCGGGAAGTTAATCATCAAATTCTTTTTAGCTTGCTCTCTATATTTAGATACAGCTATAATTTTATCAAGTTCTTCGTAGTTTATCATAATTATATTCCTCCTATCATGATGTCCTAGGCACTTTTATTTGCTAATATGAGCTCATATGAATAACATTAAGTTAATAAAACGTTATTTTCGTTTTTAAATATATTTAAATA